GAAATCGGCATGATCCCGACCGTGGTCTCCGCGTAAGGAGCGATAGAACATGGCTCGCTTCAAGGTTGAAACCAAATCTCTCGGCACTCTGGCGGCGGCGTATTTCCACGACCCGGAGAACTTCAACACATCAATCGGGGACTACATCGAAGACATGTTCTCCGAAGGATGGGAATTCGTCTCGTCGACTGACGACGGCAACGGGTATCGCTGGTTTTTCAAGGCGAACGCGCAGTAAGGGACACACATGCACAAAGACAGCAAGAAGCGCGGGCACGTCGTCGAAGTCGTCTCGGTCGGCGCTCTGGAGCGGGACTTCCCCGCTGCGACCATCGCCGAATCCGTGGCGATGTACCTGGACGCCAAGGCGAGCGACGGCCTGGCCCTCGTGTCGAATGGCTCGGCCCCGGCCGGCCTGATGTTCGTTTTCAAGGCGGTCTGACCGCGAAAGGGGCCGCAGATGAGCACCAGACCGACAGACTTCGTCAACGGCGAAGTCCTCACGGCCTGTTCCATCTGCGGTCGCCGCCGCCTCTTCCCGTCGCAGGTCGTTCGCTCGCCTGACCGCCTGTTCCGCTGCATGGACTGCAACGAGAAGACGGTCCTGGAGTTCAACCAGGAGATTGCAGCGGCCAGGAGACGAAGACCCGAGCCGGATACCGCCATCGGCGTAGGTTCGCAGTTCAGCGCCTCGACACCAACCGACGATGATATGGGGTTCCCGTGAGCGTCAGATACGAAACCGTCACCGCGATGAGAGCAGCCGCCACGAGCGGATTCTCTACGGTCACCGCGCAGACGGCCTTTGTCGTGTCGCTCAACGACTTCTTCAAGTTCGTGCGCGGGTCAGCGGCAACCCCGGTGGCGAACATCATCGTCCCATCGTCGGACGGCCTTGGGGCGTGGCACCGCATGGGAATTCCTCCCCAGGTGGGCGCGGGCGGGCTCCTGGTCTACGACGCGAATGGGAACGCATCGGCGTACACGCCTGGCGCGACGACGGGGCAGGTGTTCACGTCGAACGGGGCTGGCGTGCCAGGGACGTGGCAGCCGATCGGATCAACGAAGTACCTCGGAAACGTCGGGCAGCGCACCTACGTCCCGTCGAGCGCAGGCGGCACGCTGCTGAACATGATGTCGCTGTCCATGCACAAGGTCACGGACGACGTGGCGGCCGTCCAATTTGCTATTCCCAACTGGCAGGGAACGAACGAGGCAGGCCCCGGCGCCGCGTCCGTCGTCAAGGTATCGATCCAGTTCCCAGACGGCACGCTCGTTCCAATCTTGGTCTCTGGCTCTACGTCAGTCTCGATTCCAGATGGTGGCATGATCTGGACCGATCCATTCCCGTGGACCATCGCCCGCAATACGTGGTTCGGAATTCGAATCTACCGGACGAACGCGGTCGGATGCCCGTACACGGCCAACGTCCAGGACCACGCACTTGGCGAGCGCATCGAGTACAACGCGGGCGTTGACAAGACGCTGAGCGGGACGATCAGTGCCACGGAAACGGCGCCCTGGGCCGGCCCATGCGGCATCCGCGGCCTGATGACTCGGCCATCGGTCACCCTGATCGGAGACTCTCGCGTCGCAGGCGAAGGAGACACCCCCAACGGAACCGGGGCCATCGGCGAATACGCGCGCAGCCTGCAAGCAGCAGGGCTCGCTTGGCAGAACCTCGCCATCGGCGGCACCGGGGCAAACGGGTTTCTGTCTGGCTCGCACACGCACCGAATCGCCCTGGCGTCTCTCTGCTCGCACATGATCACGGAGTACGGAATCAACGACCTCCTTCTGGGCGATGCCCAGATGCGCGCTGACCTGAATTCCATCAACGCACTTCTTCCCGCAGCACAAAAGAAGTACGTGGGAACGATGGCTCCGCGCACGACGTCCAGCGACGGGTGGGCAACCGTCGCGAATCAGACGGTCACCGCCCAGGAGTCGACGCTGCTCGCTAACAACAACTGGCGGAAGACAATTCCCACAGGGTTCATCGGCTGCTTCGACGTCAACGCCATCCTGCAAAGCGGGATAACTGGCAAGTGGCTCGCCCCCGGCTACACCGCCGACGGCCTCCATGGCAGCGCCACGGCGTACGCGGCAATCCTCAACAGCGGCATCATCACCGCGGCGAACTTCACGCTATGACCATCGGCGCCACGACGAGTTTCGAGGAAAGCCGAGATGATCTGATCGGAGAGGCGCTCGAAAATCTTGGGGCAGTGGAACCCGCCGCGGTCCGCGACGCCACCAACTCCAACCTATTCACCATGGGCGAGCGCGCCCTCAACCGACTGGTCAAGCAAATCGGCGGCTCCACCGGCGTCAGCCTGTGGCACTTCCAGCGACGCACGTACACCACCGTCGCCGGCACCGACAACTTTGTCGCCGCATCCGACGTACTCAGCATAGACGGCCCGATTCGCTACACGCGCGCGGGCGCCACGTCGTCGCTCCAGGGCCTGCCGATGTCGCGGCACAACTACATGGAACTCGCCGACCGGACCACGCCGGGTCCTTCGACCACGTACTATGTCGAGCAGCTGCTGACGACAACGACCGTCTACCTGTGGCCGGTGCCCGACGCGAGCGGCGACACCATCGAGTACACCGTCTGCGTGCGCGGGGCTGATTTCACGTCGGGAAGCGACACGCCGGACTTCTGGGCCGAATGGACGACGTGCCTCGTGTACGGCCTGACCGCGGAGCTTGCGCCGAAGCTGTCGCAGACCGCGCTCATGGACCGATACAAGCCGCTGTTCGAGGCGGAACTGCGCAAACTGGCCGACGGTGACAACGAGCGCGGCCCGATGACTCTCGTGCCTTACGGGTCCTACGGTTCAAGCGGGGGCGCCGGATGATGACTTGCACGTCACGCCACATGATGCTACATCTTAGGGATGACAAAACCATCTCGTTCGTCCAAGAAGCCAATCGCACTAACCCAGGCCCAGGCGTACGCCGTGGCCGCCGCCGCGCAGGTCGACCCGCGCACGGTCAAGCGCGTGGCAGCCGGGCTGCCGACGCGGCAAATGGTCACCGACCGAGTCATGTCCGCGCTCAAGTCGCTGGGTATTCTGCTGGCGCTTCTCGTCGTCGGCTGCGGAATCCAGAAGCCTGGCGCATCGCCGGAGGAGGCAGCTAACGTGGCGTCTACTGTCTCGCTGGTTCAAATGCTCGCGGCCGGCATGACCACGTCCGCGGGGGCGGCCATCGCATCGGGGAGGGTGACATTCTTTTTGCCAGGCACATTGACCCCCGTGTCCGTCTACGCTGACGGCGCCGCCGCGACGCCCATCGCTCCGCCGCTGGTCCTGACTGCGGGCGGGACGGGAATCGCGTACACGAAAGTCCCGACGCGGATGATCGTGAAGGACTCGACTTCCACGACCACATACTTCGACGGGCTGGTCAACATCGAACGGGCCGAACAGCAGTACATCCAGAGCACTTCGGTGAACGGCGGCACTGAAACGACGTTGCAGACCCTGCTTGACGCCATCGGGACGTCGCTGGGCGGCACGGCCGGCCTGTGGAAGTTCAAGGCGGCTGCGTCCGGAACAGAGCGGAACGTCAAGGACGTCATCAACGACCTAGGTATCAGTGTCAAGAGCTTCGGCGCGACCGGAGCCGGTGCCGTTGACGACCGAGCGCAGATTCAAGCGACCATCGACTACGTCGAGTCGATCGGCGGCGGCGCCGTGTTCGTGCCGCCCGGCATTTACCTCGTCGCTTCCGCGCTGACCCTTCCTGCAAGCGGGAAGGTGGAAATTCACGGCGCGGCGATGGCCGTGACGTTCATCAAGAATACGGGCGGCGCGACCGGCGTGTTCACCACCGCCGACCTGACCACGTCCGTCTTCAAAGACCTTACGATCACCCATTCGTCGTCGTCCACAGGGACGGCAGTGGTAGCCGCTGGCGCGGGTTCCCTGCTGTTCGATCACGTCACCATCCAAGGGCACCTGGGAGTCGCGTCGGCAACAGGCGGCACCGTCTACTCGATCAATTCTGCATTCACCGCCACCGGCGCAGGGACGGCGGTATTGGCCTCCGGGCTCGTATCGTCCGCATCGTCGTACATCACGAGCACCGGTACCGCGGCGTCCATCACGGGCGCTGGGCGTCTCGCCGGCGACTTCTTCTTCGCCGGGACCGGCGTCGCGGTCGACGTGGGGGCCAACGCGACTCTGCTCGCCTCCGCGTGTCTGGCATCGGGCGGAACCGCTGGGCTTCGCCTGGCGACGACAACGGCCGGGGTGCTGACCTCTGGTTGCAACTGGGGAAGTGGCGGCGTGGTCGATAACCGCACGGGCAGCCCCGTGGCCTACACGTTCGCGGCCAACGGCAACTTCACTCCGCTCCCGCTTCAGACGGAGTCCATTCGGGTCATCGGAACGGCAGGCGGAATCACGATCACAATCAACGCCGCGGCGACTACGGGCTTCGGACGCAAGTTCTCGATCATGCAGATCAACAACACGGGCGGCGCGTGCACGTTCGTCTACAACGCCCAGTACAAGCTTCAGGGTGCGGCTGCGGCCAACCCCGCGACCGGGAACATGATCATCTCGACCTTCGAGTACGACCCGATTTCTGCGGTCTACAGGGAGACGGCGCGCTCGGCGTCGATGGCAATCTGAGTGCTGGCAGCCGTCGACATCAGCGCGGGAGTCGTCTCAACGGCCGACGACGTCAGTTCCGCCCCCTCGCGCGTGGTCAACTTCATGCCCGACGTCGCCGGGGTGCAGCGCCCGCGCCCGGGCCTCGTCGCATATGCCACCACCGGCCTTGGCGCCTCGCCGCTCATCGCGCTCTACCGCTGGAAGACGTGGCTCGTCGGCGTCACGGCTGACCGAAAAATCTGGGCGCTCACGGACGGCCTGCCGACCGTCTGGACCGCGCTCTCCGACGCTACGGCAGCCACGCAACTCGACAACGTCCTGACGCCTGTATTCGCAGAGTCCCCGTCGTTCCTGTACATCGCGGGTGGCGGCCTGATTCAGAAATGGACCGGCGTCGGACTGACCGCGCGGCTGGGCGGCTCGTCACCGCCCACCAGCTTCATAATCAACATCGGGCAGCGCCTTGTCGCCATCGACCTGACGAATCCCGGTCGATTCCTGTACTCCGACCTCGGCGAGGGAAACGACGCCACCTGGGGCTCGCTGAACTTCCAGACGGCCGAGTCTCGCCCTGACGGCCTGGTCGCCCTGTACGAGAACACCGCAGAGGCGGCCCTGTTCGGCACGTCGACCTTGGAAATCTATGGCCTCTCGACCGACCCGCTCATCCCGTACCAGCGGATCAACACGCTGAACATCGGCCTTCTCGCGGCGTACTCGGTCGTCCGCGTCGATTCGTTCTACTTCCTGCTCGACGACAAGCGCCGCATCATCAAGACCGACGGGCGGTCCTACGAGAACGCCAGCGAGGCGATACAGCGCGACTTGCAGCGCCTGATGACCGTGTCCGATTGCTACGGGTACCGCGAGCGCACCGACCGGAACGACTGCCTCGTCTTCGTCTTCCCGACGGAGCGGCGCGCCTGGGCGATGGACATGGGGTCGAAGAAGTGGGCAGAGCGCGGCATCTACGACGGCGTCTCGGTGAACGGCACCTGGGACGTCGCCGCCGCTGCATACTGGGATGCGCTCAACCTGAACGTCTGCGCGCGGACGGCCACGCTCGGCCTGTCGTACGTCGACACGGACACGCGGACTGACTACGGCTCGACGCTGCTCTCCGAACTGGTCACCGGCTGGCAGGACTTCGGGACGGCCAACCGGAAGCGCAGCGCGCGGCTGCGGGTCGTCATGCGCCGCGGGACGGCCACGCTTGGCGCAACGGGCGGTCAGCTGGAAATCGCAACCCAGAACGACGGCCTCGGGTGGTCTGGCTTCAAGCAAATCGACGTCGGGCAGCCGTCGGACCTACAGCAAT